GGGGCCGGGGGGGTGGGGGCGCTTGGCTGCGAGCCGCTGTGGCAACCGCAGGCGCCGCCGGAAAACCGCGATTACGCCGCGCTCGGTCTTGCCGCGCAGGCGGTGTTTGACGGGCAGACGGAAGACGTGCTGCAAGAACTCATCCGCGTCGGCAGCTCCGGCGGCGCGCGCCCGAAAGCGCAAATCTGGATGGCGCCGGACGAGCCGCGTCATTGCCGCACCGTCGCGCAGCCGGGCGATGAAGCCTGGCTCGTCAAATACACTTCGCGCCACCTGCCGCCGCTTGGCCATGAAGAAGGGCTGTGCGAAGCCGCCTATCTGCAACTAGCCGAACGCGCCGGGCTGCAACCCTGCGCCTGGCGCCTGCTGGATGCACCGGCGAAAAGCGGTGCCAAGCGCTGGCTCGCTCTCAAGCGCTTCGATTGCACCGCGCAAGGCCGCTATCACCTGCACAGCGCCAGCGGCCTGCTTCATGCCGATTACCGCCTGCCCAGCCTCGATTACAGCGACCTGCTAAAAATGAGCAAGCAACTCTGCCGCGCGCCTGCCATCGGACGGCTTCAGTTTGCGCGCGCCATCTTCAATCTGCTCCTTGCCAATCACGACGACCACGGCAAAAACTGGGCGTTCCTGCAAGACGACCGCGGCGACTGGCAACCGGCGCCGTTCTACGACGCGACGTTCAGCCCGCACCCGCGCGGCGAACACATGACCGCGTTCGGTGGCTACGGCAAAGCACCGCCGCTGAAAACCATGCAACAGCTCGCCGCCCACGCCGGATTTCCGCGCTGGCCGGAAGCGCAAAAAATCATCCAGCAGATTGCCGACACCGCCGCGACTTTCGGTGCTACCGCGCTCGCCCTCGGCGTGAAAAAAAGCACGGTACGCGAGGTGCAGCAGCATTTGAACCATATCTGGCAGGAAAACCGGCAGTTGTTGGCATAAGTCGCTGCGAGAAGATGCGGCGTGAAGCAGCCGCCAAAGATACGACGTGAGAAATGTATGGCAGTTTTAGTCCTGCGGCGGACGCGGGTATAGCAATCTTCCGCAAACCTCATGCGGTGTTTCGCTTCCGGGGATTATAGGGTGCGACTTGGCACTCCATTGATTTGAAACAAATATTTTCGCAACAGTGTACCGAAGCGCACCCAAAACGCCCCTGACGGATTTGTTACCCGCCAGGGGCGGCCGGAGCAGAGTCGTGCGCACCCTATGGTGTTTTCAGCGGCGCGCCTGGACTGAAACTTTATGTGGATTGCTATACGTCCGTCACGTGTGGGGGAGTGTTTATATATGCACTATTTAGCAGAGAAAAAAACGGCGCGAAATTTTGCCAAGGAGCGCGCAACGGTGCGGGGTGTGGGGGTGTCAAGGGGTGCGGGATGGTGCAGTTAGGGGTTGCGAGAATTTGCGCAGTTTGTGCGGTTTTGTTGCGGATTTATCTGCACTGTTTGCGGTTTAAATGCGCGCGTTTAATTGCTTTTAAAGCGGGGTTTATCCCCGCTTTTTTGTGGGCGTTATTCGGGGAAGTCGTAGGAGACGTAGACGACTTGGCCGCAGATTTGGACGTCTGCGTGTTCGAGGTCGGCTTTGCTGATGTCGATGTCGCTGTAGATGCGGTTGTCGGAGATGAGGCGCAGACCGCCACCTAGTATCCACTGGACACGCTTGACCCAAAGGCGGTCATCGATGCGGATGACGTAGATTTTGCCGTCGAGCGGCTCAATGCGGCTGCTATCCACGAGGATAGTGGCACCGTCGGGGATGGTCGGCTCCATGCTGTCGCCACGGATAAAAATGGCTGAGAGACTTGAAGGCGAGAGGCGACGGTCGTACATCCAGTCTTTACGGAATGCGAGATGCTTTACCGGAGTGGTTGCGCCCTCGGTAAACGCACCATGCCCGGCGCTGGCTTCGATTTCATAGGCCGGGATGAAGTAATACTCGTCGTTAGCTGCATTTTTAACAGCGGATTGTTCGGTGGAGCCCAGTACCAGCCAATCGAGCGTTACGTCCGCAGCTTGGGCAAGCGCAACCAAGTTGGAAATTTTGGGATCTGAACTCCCCTCCTTCCAGCGTGAGATGGTTGGCTGCGATATATCCGCCAGTTGGCTTGCCTTTGTTACACCACCCAATTTTTTTACGACCAGATCCAAGCGTCCTGCGAAGTCTTCGGTGTGCATGTATGGAACCTCGCTATATTGCACGCAACATGCATGTCGAACATAAACGTGCATGTTGGTAGAAAAATGCGCACAAGCAAGTAGTTAAGTGCGCAAACCATTCGTTTACGAAATATTCATCTTGCATATCATGCGTGCATGTTGCCTTGTCCATTCGTGCATGTTTTAATACGCGCATCAACTAAACGGAAGCACAAAGATGAAGAACGTACCAATAGCGCAAAAAAATTCGCACGACTGGCATCGTGCGGACGTGATTGCTGCATTACATAAACGTGGATGGTCAATCAATGCGCTTGCAGAAGCGCATGGTCTGGCACCAAGCACGTTGCGCAGCGCCCTCGATAAACCTTATCCAAAATCGGAACGCCTGATTGCGGAAGCGATTGGCGTACCAGCGGAATTTATCTGGCCTGAACGACATGCCTCCCGAAATTTTAAACCAGTCTTACATAAAAGTTAAGCATGGTGATTTATGGCAACGTGCATGAAAGAGGCGTATTCGGCTAAAGAGCTTGCATCCATGAAACTGCAAACCTTACCGCATGCGCATTGCAATGTCAGAAACCGTGCAAAACGGGAAGGCTGGCCAAGCGAGAAAAGAACAGGGCGTGGTGCTGGTGATGTCTATCCAATATCCGGACTACCTGATGATGTACAAGCCGAAATCCGCAACCGTCACGCCGTCAAATTGCTGTCGCAGCCGGTGAAATCCGCCGAGGAGCGGGCGATTGACCGTGAGGTGTCGCTTGCCATGCGCGATGTTACCCGCCTCAACGACAAGCAGCGTCAAGTCTGCGATGCGCGGCTGGCGGTGGTGGTGCATTTGCGGCGTATTGCCGCCGAGGTCGGCGTAAATCAGGCGGTAGCGCTGGTAAGCGCGCAGTCGCGCGCAGGCACACTCACCCCGGATATCGCGCAATGGCTGGAAAAGGCGGTGGCGCGCAAGGCGGGGGCAGGCGTCGGTGAGCGCACGTTGAAGCAATGGCTGGCGGATGCGAACCGCTGCGATAACCCCACGGAGCGGCTGGCGACGTTTGCGCCGCACAAGACTGGCCGCCCTGTGGTACGGCTGGAAGGGTTGCGCTGGTTGCCGGAGTTTTTGCGGCATTACCGCCTGAAAAACGGGGTTGGGGTGAATGAGGCTTATCGCAGTTTTGCCGCCGCCTGGGCAGTAGCGCATGAAGGCGATGTGTCCGAGCTGCCGAATATTTACAAGGTGCGGCGGGCGCTGGCGCAAATCCCGAATGTGGAGCTGTTGCGCGGTCGTCTGACTGGCGCGGCGTTGCGGGCGCATCAGACTTACGTCAAGCGCGACTGGTCGCAGGCGCATATCAATGATGTGTGGATGGGCGACGGGCACTCTCTGAAGATGAAGGTGCAGCACCCCGACCACGGGCAGCCGTTTACGCCGGAGCTCACGATGATTATGGACACGCGCAGCCGGATGATTGTTGGCTGGTCGCTCGCCTACAGCGAGAGCTGTATTGCAGTCGGCGATGCGCTGCGCCATGCCATCGGGCAGCACGGTGTGCCTGCCATCTACTACTCCGACAACGGTAGCGGGCAAACAAACAAGGTGCTGGATACGGATGTTTTCGGGGTGTTGCCGCGCCTTGGCATTGAGCATCAGACCGGTCTGCCAGGCAATCCGCAAGGGCGCAGGATGATTGAGCGCCTTAACCAAACGGTCGGGCATCTGATTGCCCGCCAGTTTGAAACCTACTACGGCGGCGGTGCCGATCCGGAGACGGTACGCGAGAACTTGACCGGGGTGGCGTCGCTCGCCAAAGCGATTGCAGAGAAGAAGACCGAACTGACGCCGAAGCAGGCGCGCGCCAAGGGCAAGCTGCCGCGCTGGGATGACTTGCTCAAGGTGATTGAGGCGGTCATCCATCACTACAACCACGAGCGCGAGCACAGCGAAATTCAATGTACCCCGGCGGCGCTGTATGCGGCGCTGCTAGCAGAGTCGGCGGATGAGATTGTGCGCCTGTCCGAGGTGGAGCTGCGAGATATGTTCCGGCCGCAGTTTACGCGGGTGGTGGAGCGCGGCTGGCTGAAGCTGCACAACAAGGACTACTGGCACCGCGAGTTGGAGAAGCACGACGGCGAGACGGTGGTGATGGCGGTTGACCAGCATGACCCGACGACGGTCATCGTCAAATCGCTTGATGGCGACTGGATTTGTGATGCGAAGCTCGACGGCAACAAGCGTCCCGGTTTTGCCGAGTCGTTGGTCGAGAGCGCGCGGCGCAAACGTGCCGAGGCGGCTATCAAGCGGGCGAAGCACAAGGCAGAGCAGGCGGCGGCAGAGTTGCGGCCTGCGATTGAAGGCACGCCGGCGAAGACGTTGAGTGATCTGCTGGGCACGGGGACGGATGGCAAGGCGGCAACTGCCGAGCCAGAGTATCAATTTTTAAGAACAGCAATGAAATGAGGAAGGAAATTATGGGTGAAACAGTAATCCTTGAAGCGGACAGACAAATGCGAGCACTGGCGGAAGCACAGTTATTGAGCTGGTTCCGTGCGCAGAACGGCGAGAGCCTCACTGTATTGGTTGGGTCAATGGGGCTGGGCAGCGAGGAATGGCAACAAATACAAGAAGACTACGGTCTGGAATACATGACCGACGAAGACAGGCAGCAAATCACGGAATTTTTGGAGCAGAAAAATCATGAGCACGATTGAAGAACTGAAGGCCTTTGCCGAGGCGCAAGGGCTAACACAAGGGCAACTGGCGGCAAAGCTGGGCGTATCTACTGCCACCGTGAACCAGTATTTGCAGGGCAAATACAAGGGCGACACGGCCGCGCTGGATGCCAAGGCGGTACAGCTGATGGCACGCAGTCGGGAGAAGGCGAAAGAGGTCAAGCAGGCATTTGTGGAGACGACCAGCGCGAAAAATATGCTGGAGATTTGCGGATTGGCGCACGCGCTGTCCGATATCTACCTGATTATCGGCGATGCCGGCCTCGGCAAGACGGTGGCATTGCGCGAATACGCGCGCCGCCACCCGGACGTCATCCTGCTGGAGACGGAACCAACCTACAACGCCAAGGTGCTGCTGCAATCGCTGTGCGATGCGCTGGGACTGTCCGCCTCGCGCACCAACCACGAAATGATGAGCGCGGTGGTGGATAAGCTGAAAGACAGCGAGCGCCTGCTGATTGTGGATGAGGCGGAGCTGCTCGCCATCAAACCGCTGGAAATCCTGCGGCGCATCCATGACCTGACCGGCATCGGCATGGTGCTGGCTGGCATGCCACGGCTGCGCGCCAACCTGCGCGGCGCCCGCGGCCAATACAAGCAGCTCTACAGCCGCGTTGGCTTTTGCCACGACTTGCGCGACCGTCTGCCTGAAGGCGACATCGCGCAGATGTGCGAAGCGGTGCTGGATACAGGGGAGCACAACGCACAGCTCTACAAGGTGAGCGGCGGCAACGCGCGGCGGTTGTCCAAGCTCCTGCGCGGCGTTACGAAAATGGCGGAAAACCACGGCGGGGAAGTTACCACGCGGATGATTGACCGCTTTGCCGAGATGTTGATTGATTGAGGGAGCAGGAAAGATGAAGAAAGCAACCACAACCGCCGTCGGCCTGAATGGCTGCGGCATTGCATGGGTCAGACTGGCGGCAGTCGCCCGCCTGCATGGACAAACAGCGGGGCAGAACCCGCAACCCCCACCGCCACAGGTGGCAGGGGAAAGTGCGGCGCGGGAGGAAGCAGCATGAGCAGCGAAGACAGCCTTTGGGAAACGTTGGAGGAAGCCATCCGCGACGGGTATTTCATTCCCTTCCAGCTTTCGGGCAAAGACGATGAGGCGCTGTTCCCGCTGGTGGCGCGGATGAACACGCTGATGCTGTTGATGGGAGACCGGATGCGCAGCGCGCTGGACATCCTGCGCGAACGCGAGCTGACGGGACAAGCGAACGCCATCCTGCGCGACCCGGCAAACGGCGACATCCACATCCGCCTCAACTATGGCAACTACATCGGCGGACTGCTGATTTTCAGCGGCGGCGGACTGACGAGCAGCATCACCTGGCATGGCCGCCGTTTCAGTGGTGGACGGCTGAGCCGCTTTGACCGCAAAACCCTTACCACCTGCGGGTTGAGTCTGGAGGCGATATTCGACAGCCACCTCGACAGCCTGTCGCTTGAGGCGGCGGCAGTACAGAAATTTATTGACGAGCGGCGCGCCGCACAACGCGACCTGCCGTTTTAACCCCCTTTGAACAACCTGTTAAACCGGAGAAAAACTCATGACAACAGCAAAAAAGACCCGCATCAAGGCTCAAACCCTGGAAGCTCCACAAAGCAAAGAAGAAACCCAGCGCTGGATACGAGAACTGGGCGATCTGCAACGCAAACACGGGCGCACTGCGGCGGCGATGAATGACGAAATCGCCGTCATCACCCACAACTACACGCCTGCGCTGAACGAACTGCAAGAGCAGATAGAAGAAAAACTGAAAGGCATCCAGGCATGGTGCGAAGCGCACCGCGACGAGCTGACCGACGGCAAAAGCAAGACCGCGAATCTGGTCACCGGAGAAGTGAGCTGGCGCACGCGCCCGCCGTCGGTTGCCATCCGTGGCGTGGATGCCGTGCTGGAAAACCTGCGCGCACGCGGCCTGGAACGCTTTATCCGCATCAAGGAGGAGCCGAACAAGGAGGCAATGCTCAACGAACCGGACGTTGCCGCCGGGGTGGCAGGCATTACCATCAAGCGCGGCATCGAAGACTTCGTTGTGACGCCGCATGAAATCAGTGGGGAACAGCCATGAAAACTCTCATCCAATGGCTTATTGACCGCCTGCGCCGCCGTGAGCGGACGCACATCGAGCTGCACGCACAAAGCGGTGAGGTCATCATCCGCCAAGGCTTGCGTCGGGTGCGCCTGAGCCACGCGCAATACCTGCAAATCGAGCAGCTGAAAGGGTGGCAGCGATGAAAACCCGCTGCCCCTGCTGTGGTGCAACGACCAGTCTCGATGCGCTGGTGGCCAACGATGACGCCCGCGACGCCCTACGGGCGTTGATGGGCATCGGCGGCGACCTTGCCAGAGGCGCGGTCGTCTATGCGGGGATGCACCGCCCCGGCAAGAGCGAGCTGTCATGGGAGCGGCTCGCCAAAATCCTCGGCGAGCTGCTGGAAGCGATGCAGGCAGGCGAGATTACGCGCAACGGGCAACGCTATCCCGCGCCGCAGGCGGCATGGCTGTGGGCATTTGCCGAGATGCGCAAGCGCCGCGATGCGGGCAGCCTGACCCTGCCGCTAAAAGGGCATGGCTACCTCTACGAGGTACTGTCCCGCTGGGAAGCGCAGGATGCCACCACGACCGTGATGGCCCCGGCAACCGCTCCGGTGGTGGCAGGCGGTAAACCTGCCAGCAAAACCCTGAGCGGCATCGCCGCCCTGGAAGGACTGAAACGATGAGCAGCCTGCCAGCCAGCATCCACAACGCCATCATCGACGGAGTACAGCGCCTGTATGTGCTGCGACTTGATGGCGCACCGGCGGATGACACCCTGCCGCTGACGACGCAAGTGTGGCTCGATGCCATCGCTTGGCGGCGGCAGTGGGCAGATGACGATTTGTTGCGGCTACAACAAGCATTTGTTGCGCTGACCGCAACCGCCAAACGCTGGCCGCAACCGGCAACGCTGCTGGAGATGCTGCCGCCGCGCCCGGCGCCATTGGCGCTGCCGACACCGCCCAAAAGCGACGCACAACGCGCCGAGGACGCGAGCTGGCTGGAGGGCATGCTCAACATGATTACCGGCAAAATGAAGGTCAAAAACCATGAACCCAGACGAAATCAACGCACTCAAACAACGCCTGCGCCGGCCGACACAGCAACGAGCGGCGCTGACCGCCGTTACCCTCGAATGCCAAACACTCACCATACAAATGCCGGAGCTGACAACGAAAGAAACGGCTGAACGCCTCGATGCGCTCATCCGCATGCTGTCACTCATTAAGCAAATTACAACGGAAGGAGAGAACCATGCCTATGAACCCCGAACACCGCCGCGCGATGATCGCCAAAATCAAGATCGCACAGAAGGCACTGGCGATGAACGACGACAGTTACCGCGCCCTACTCACCCGCGTCACCGGGAAAGGCAGCGCCGCTGCCCTAGAAAAACGCGAAATGGAGGCGGTGTTGCGTGAAATGCAGCGCCTCGGCTGGAAGCCAGTCAACCCACAAGGAACACGTCCTCGTGTTGCCAGCGAAAAAGACCGTACCCTTGCCAAAATCGGCGCCATCCTCAAAGAACTGAACCTGTCATGGAACTACGCGCACGGCATGGCCAAGGCGATGTTTGCACGCGAGCGAGTCGAGTGGCTAGACGCGGTGGAATTACACAAACTCATGCAGGCGCTGGCTGTCTATCAGCGTCGCCAGCGAGTACGACGAGCCCAAGCGCAGGAGGCAAAATGAACGAGTACGCCGAAGCCCTCTACGAAGTCGCCGAACTGCTGCCGCCGTCGGTGGCAGACATCGTCAACACCATCGGTATTGAGCCAACCCTGCGCCTGGTGACGGCGCTTGGTGGTACATCCTACGATTTCCCGGTCGGAGTGGCAGACAGCCCGCGCCTGCGTGTGCTGCAAGACATCCTTGCCCCTGACGAAATTGACCGCCTGCTCGCAGTCTATGGTGGTGCACGCTACTACATCCCCAGATGCGAGGCTGCGCTACGTGAGCTGCGTAACCGTCAGTTTCGTCACGCCGTTGAGGCGATGGTAGCGCGGGACGGCATCAGTCAAAAACTGGCCATCCAGCAGCTTGCCCCGCAGTACGACATCACGGAGCGCTGGGCTTATGAAATCCTCAAGCCGCCGCCAAGGCCTCAGCCCAGTCTGCTTTAACCCATGAAAAAACCGCCTTTAACGGCGGTTTATTTTGTGGAGGACTTGGCGAAATTGTCGGGTTATAATGCAAACGTCCACAGGTCTTCATCAGCTTGTGGGCATCCATTGTTGAGCCACGCTATGCGGGGTTTTTATTTTGCGCCTGCCACAGGGCGAAGGCCTCGGCGATAATGGCTGACTGAGGCTTGCCGGCCGACTCGGCGGCACGGGCAATCTCTTCCACCAACGCGCGCGGTAGCTTGTAGCTTTTGGCGACCATACCGCGCTTCTCATCGGATTTTTTGACGATTTCACTCATCGACATAGCCATGATTGACTCCTTCTGCGGATTTGCTATGCTTTGAAAGAGGGAGCGGCGGCAACCGCTCCCTGTCTGAATTACCAAGCTGGCATTGCCAACGTTAAAAAGGTAATCAGAACAACTATTTTGATGAGTGTAGTCATCGGATAGTCCTTTCTGAAGCCCCCGTCTGAAAAGCCGGGGGTTTGCTTTATCAGGCTCCCCTTGAGCTGACGGCACTTATTATAAGTGCACTAATAATAAAACGCAAAGATTTTTTGAGCAAAACATTTACATCTTACGGAAGGCAAACGACTATCAGCCATGACGGCTGACAACAACAATACAGGCTCTCCCTTAAAAAAGAAGGAACCAAAATACTGCGCGGCATATATACCTACTTATTGATTGAAAGCTCTACTGTATTTACTGCTGCTCTGTTGCAAAAACATTTGCACTTTACATAACAAACCGATAGATTTTATAGCCACTATAAACCGATTAAAAAACGGTTGGTGTAGTGAATATGGAATAAGTAAAGGAGTATAAAATGGCCAACAGTGATGATTTTGAAATATTGGCAGGTGTCATCCATCGCATTGTAAAACCGCAGTTTGCAAGTGAGGAAGATAGCCATTTAGATTTGCGAGCTACCTTGCATCGCAAAAATGAGCATCTGAACGAATTTGTAGAAAATGCGGAAGAGATTTTGCTAAAGGGCGGCAGCAACCGGTCTTCCAGTGGCGGGGTTTAGACTGACAAAAACCCGTCAAAAAACCTGGCCGATGTGGGGTTTTCCCT